GAAAACCGCCTAGTGCCTTTCAAGACACTACGAGCCGCCGCAGATCAAATAGACATCTTGCGCCGTTGCATTGAAGTTCGGAAGGCCAAGATTAGTGGTTTAGATTGGGATATTGTTTTAAGTGATGCGGCATCGGAAAAGATTATTGCCGAATCAGGTGGTAATCATCTACGCGCTATGGCAGATGCTCGCGCTAAATTTACACCTGAAATTGCTCGCCTTCGCAAGTTTTGGGAAACCCCTGACCCTGCAAATGGTTTGAGTTTTGTTGATTGGCTCAACATGGCACTAGAGGAAATTGATGTTCTAGATGCGTGGGCTATTTGGCCTCAAGCAACTGTTGGCGGCGAGATTCGCGGATTGCAAATTTTAGACGGCTCAACTATTAAACCACTTCTAGATGATCGCGGTATGCGCCCTGATCCTTCTACTGGCCCTGCGTTCCAACAAATTCTGTATGGCTTCCCTCGTTCAGAATTCAACGCAACGATTGATGATGAAGCCGCAGATGGTCAATTCTCTAGCGATGAACTTGCATACTTTGTACGCAATCGTAGAGCTAATTCTGTTTATGGATATTCACCTGTTGAACGCGCCTTGCCTATGGCTGATATTTACTTGCGCCGTCAGCAATGGATTCGTGGCGAATTTACCGATGGTGTAATGCCTAAGACTTGGCTTGAATTGCCTGAGTCTGCAAATCTAACACCTGAGCAAATCCGCGCTTACGAAAACATCTTTAATGATGATCTAGCAGGGCAAACTGAGCAACGCAATCGTATGCGCTTCTTGCTACCGGGTGCAAAGATGTCGTTTGAGCCGGGCTACCAAGAGAAGTTTTCAGATCGCCTAGATGATTATCTAATCACTTCTATTACAGGACACTTTGGCGTTCTACCAACTGAAATTGGATTTAGTGCTAAGGCTGGATTAGGTGGCTCAGGTCATCAAGCAGGTGAAGCAGATGCCGCAGAACAAATCGGCATTATCCCAACTGCTCGTTGGATTAGCCAAATGATTTCTAACCTTTCATATCGTTGGTTAGGTATGCCACGCGAACTTGAATTCCGNTTGGCTTCTAGCGAGCGCACAAATGATGAGAACATTGCAAAGCGCGATGATCTACGCACACGCAACGGATCACAAACTGTTAATGAAAACCGCGCTGATCTAGGACTTCCACTATTGGATTCTCCTGAGGCTGATATGCCAATTTTTGTTGCTGGTCAATCAGTATTCTTAATGACTCCTGATGGCATGGTTCAGGCTGGAACATCGCTAGATGAAAACGGTATTCAAGATCAACCAACAGAGCAAAAGCCTGTTGTTGAAGCCCCTGCAAAGACCGAGGAAAAGCCTGTAGATAAATCTGCGCAAGATGAAATCCGCACCTTTATTCGTTGGGTTCGCAAAGGCAATACATCCCGATCATTTAACTTTGAAAAGGTCGAGGATACTTACGCCGAAGTTCTAAACAAGTTTGTCGAATCAAAAGACCTAGACGGTGCGCGCTGGTACGCTGAACGCTATTTGGGGTTGTAATGAAATCCCCCGCGAAAGGCGCGATAGTTCGCATATCGGCTAAACACGCCGACAAGATTCGTGAAGCGTTTAATAAGGCGATTGATTCTGAGGCAATAGCACAATCGTTTGCTGAAACACATCCTGCAGGTGGGCAAGTAACACCTGCTATGGCGCGTGATTGGGCAAAGATTCACATCACCGTTGATAAGCGACCTTTAATAGATGAACTTAAAAGAATCTATGCAGATGGTTGGATTACGGGCGATCTAGCAGGTCGTTATGTCCTTGCCAATATGCTTCGTAACAAAGCCATAACTGCACCTAAGGTTGGCGTAGTTAATTGGGAAACTTGGACACCCGGCAATCAAGGCGCGGCGGCGTTAATAAGCCCTAAAGGTGGATTGCGTAGCTTGATGGATCAAGCATCAGTAACTATTGATGGCGTATCTAATACAAAGATAGATCGCATTGGCACAATTTTATCTAAGGCTCTTGCCGAAGGCGTAACACCTAAACAAGTTTCTATTATGGTGGATCAAGTAGTTAATGACCCACAACAAGCGTTAGTTATTGCTCAAACCGAAATGTCGCGCGCAGTAGTTCAATCTGAACTTGCTACCTACCGCGATTCAGGCGTTGAGATGGTTGAGTGGCTAGTGGCTGATCCTTGCGAGGATTGCCAAATGAACGAAGATGTTTCGCCAATATCTATTGATGAGGATTGGCCTAGCGGTGATGCACCTGTTCATCCTAACTGTATGTGCGATATTGCCCCATATATGACTAGCGAGGATGTTCAACTAGCCGTAATGCCTGATATTGCTAAGTTTGTACCTAGCAAATTGGAAGTAGAACGCGCTAAATCTCGATTAAAGATTTTGCCTAATCCACCTCAAGTACCTGAGGATATAAACCCTGAGAAAGTTGTGGAATCGGCTTGGAAAGTAATACCAACAATTACTGTTGATCCTAACATTTGGGATACGGCAGAACTAGCGTTAATTCGCTTTGAAGATTTAACTGCTACGGATGAATATTTACGCCGTAAAAAAGTAAAAGAACATATTGAGGCTATGGGAAGTGCAACTACCCCGTATCGTAATTTTGCTCTCGTCATAGAGCGTAATGGTGAACAAATCATCATTGACGGACATCACCGCCTAATGGCTATGTGGCTACTAGGTATGACCGAAGCACCTGTTTGGCTCGCTAAAGAAAACTAAGGAGAAATAATGGCAACTGATTTTACTTATGCTTATGCAGAGTTAATCAAAGCAGACAAGCACTCAGACGGAACGCTTACTGTTTATGGTAAAGCAACCGATGATTCTATTGATATGGATCAACAGATTTGCGATCCTGCGTGGCTAGATACTGCAATGCCACAATGGTTTAAATCAGGTGGCAATATCCGCGAACAACACTCAAACATTGCGGCTGGAGTTGCAAAAGAATATGAAGCGAAAAGCGATGGTCATTACATTTCTGCTCTTGTTGTTGATCCCGTTAGCGTTAAAAAAGTGGAAGCAGGAGTTCTTAAAGGCTTCTCAATAGGAATCAAATCCCCACGCGTTGTGCGCGACACCAAAGCCGTTAATGGTCGAATCATTGATGGACAGATTATCGAAGTTTCTCTAGTGGATCGCCCGGCGAATCCAAACGCTAAGTTGATTATGGCTAAGAGCGTTGAAGGAGAATCCTCACTTGTTCAGGTTGAGGAATTGCACGAATACAAAGCACCGCTTCCAAGCGATGTTATTAAGACCACTAAGAAAGGGTCAAAGATGGAAACAATTAAGCAAATTACGGAATTGGCTAAGTCATTGACTCCTGATACCGTGAAATTCGATCAAGCACTATTTGATACTGCTATCAAGGCAATCGCTGATCTAATCGTTGTAGAGGCTGGCGAAATCTCAGCCGACAATAGCGAGCGCGATTCAATCGAAAGTCTAATGGATGCACTAAAGCATCTACGCAACTGGTATGAAGGTGAAGTTGCAGAAGGCGAAGTTATCGCCCCTGAGCTAAACACCATTGAACTAGGCGCAGAAGCCGATGTTGCAAAGAACGGATGCGATCACGAAGATTCTTGCGCTGATTGCGGATGCGATGGTTGCAAGTCCTGTAAGGGTTGCGATGCAAAGATGTGTAAGGGTTGCTCATACAAGGCTGAAAAGTCTGTTGAAGCAGATACCTCAAAGTGCCTAGATTGCGGATGCCACCAACCTGCTAATGCACATGGTCGCACAGATGTATCAACCGCAGAAATGGTTGCACCTACCGAAACCCCTAAGTCTGCCGAAGCAGATGAAGTTGCCGAAACCCCTGCGGATGAAACCGTAGAAGAAGTTAAGGCAGATGAAGTTTCTGAGGTTGAATCCTCAGATGATAAGAGTTTAGAAACTCTTGTCGAAGAAGCCGTTAAGAGTGCTATGAAATCGGTCGAAGCCGAGATTGCCTCTCTCAAAACAGAAAAAGAGTCTGCTCTTGAGAAGTCAATGAAACTTGAAACCGAACTAGCAACGGCATTGTCTAAGAGCGTTGCAGGTGGCCCAAAGCGCACCGCAACTATCTCAGGCGCACAATCAAACGAATACCTTGTGAAAGCCGCAACCTATAAGGCCAAAGCCGAAGCAACAACCGACTCAGTTCTTGCCAAGGGATACATGGCTCTCTATGCAGAATTTTCTGCCAAGGGTGGCCTACCAATCTCTGACAATAACGAATAACACACTTAACGAAAGGAAATACCTTTATGGCACAACTGCCTAAAGCAACAGACCTTTTCGGTGATGTGAAGCCAAAGAAAGCCGCAGAACTTCAAGAACAATATCTTGGAGAACTAAACAAGTCTTTCTCAAACCCTTCAACAACACCGGGTCAAGCACCAACAGTTGATCCTGCCTCAGCAATCGAAGCACTTGTAGCAAACAAGTCGCTATCACCTGATGCAGTTGGATCACTTAACGCGGCTNTAGCCGCACAACGCACCGCAAGTGCAGACATTGTTAAGGACATCTCTTTAACATCTCCACTTTCAACATCTTTCGCGGCCTTCGATCTCGAAGCACCTGCAAAGTTGCTTACACCACGCCCAACTCCTCTACGCAACAAGATTGTTCGTAAGAAGGGTGTCGGTACTTCACACCGCGTAAAGCGCATCACAGGTTACACAGGTACAGGAACCGGTGGTCAAGGTCAGATTTGGCCGGGAATCACAGAAACAACAACAACCGCATTTGGTTCAATTAACTTTGAACGCGGCCCAAAGATTTCCTACACCGCCGATGACCTAGTTATCCCTTACAACTCATACTCACTATCTGACTCAGTTAGCTTCGATGCTAACTTCTCAGGCCTTGGATACCAAGACCTTCGTCAGCTATCATCAACATCTACACTTTATGCAACAATGTTGATGGAAGAGCGTATGTTCCTATATTCACGCGGAACTGCATCAGGTTTCTCAGGCGCGCTTGCCGCACCAACAGTTACCCTTTCAGCCGTTTCAGCAACAGGATCACAAGTTGCTCTTACTAACGGTACTACTTACTATGTCTATGCAACTTCATCTGCTGGTGCTTTTGGTGAGTCTGTTCTTTCAACAGTTCAATCACAAGCAATCACAACAGGTCAAGTAGTTAAGATCGTTGTAAATAATGTCGCTGGCGCAGTAGCAACCAAGATTTATGTTGGTACATCAACAGGTGCATCTAACGCTCACTATGTTGGAACCATTTCATCTTTAACTGGTTACCTAAACGGTGCAGGTGCTTCATCTCTTGGAGATAATGTTGTTTTCAATACAACAGGAACACTTGCTTCAACCATCACAGGCGATACTTCTGCATACGCTACTGGCTATGACGGAATCATCCCAACTGTTCTTGGTGCTAATTCAGGTTCAGTTAATGAGATCAACACAACCTTCTCAACATCTAATCCGGGCGTAGAATACCAAAAGGTATTCGGCGATCTATACGATGCAGTTAAGGCTGATCCTGATGAAATCCTAATCAACGGCGCAGATCGCCGTCAATTATCAGATGCAATCAAAAACGGATCAACTGCTAACTACCGTTTGAACCTATCTCAAACTGATACTGGCGATTATGTCGGTGGCGCAGTTATTGGTGCATTACACAACGAAACCACAGGAAAGCTAGTTGATATAACAGTTCATCCTTGGTTACAACAAGGTGTATCACCTGTTCTTTCATATACACTTCCAATCCCTGATACAGAGGTATCAGATGTTTGGGCGGCTGTAAATGTTCAGGACTACATGGGAATTCAATGGCCAGTTACTCAGTTTGCCTATGAATTTTCAACCTACTATCGTGGAACTTTCTTCTGCTACGCACCTGCTTGGAACGGTGCTGTATCAGGAATCGTATCTGCATAAAGTTAGTTAATTGCAAGAGGGGTGGGGCAACCTGCCCCTCTTTGCATTGAAGGAAGGATTGCAATGTCTAAGATGATTCCACCAAAAGGTATGCGCGAACTTGGCGTAGAAACCTCACGCGGAACTAAAGTATTAAAAGTTGGCAAAGATGGATTGTTTAATGTTAGCGATCCTAAACTTGCTCGCCAATTAAAAAAAGAAGGCTTAGGAGTTGCTAGTGCCTCAGGCGTTATTGCAAATCCTTCTCAAGTCGGATATACCTGCCAAAAGTGCGGGTTCGGATCATTTTTTAAAAAATGCGGAAAGTGTGGGGAAATAAATGAGTAACGCATACACAGGAACAACGCATCTATTCTCAACCCCATATTTAACTTTAGATGAATTCAAGAACGCGCCTACCGCGATTGATATTTCTAACTTAGTATTTAACTCACAAGATCCTGATGTTCAAGATGCCGAATTATCTAATGTTATTGCTCGCGCTTCATCTTGGGTTGATACTTATTGCAACCAAGTCCTAGCCGCTACAACAGAACAAGAGCAACAACGCACACGAATTAACGCAGATGGCACTATTCGCCTACACCCACGCTACAACCCTATTATTGCTTTAACATCTTTTCAATACGGTAATCCATCTACTCAACTTCAAACCCTTAGCGATTGCTCTATTGCTTGGATTGAGGATTCAGAGATTATCGTGCCTTACGCAAACTTATCTTTAACTTATTCATCTCAAGGCGCACTTCAATTTGGTTTTCCTACTAGCCCACGCGTTGAAACTTACATCAAATATAGCTATGTTGCAGGATACGCAAACACCACAATCGTCAGCGCAACCGCAGGGCAGACTAGCCTAACCGTTGCTAGTGGCACAGGAATCACCGCAGGATTGACTCTAAAGATTTATGATGGATATTCAAGTGAATTTGTAACCGTTGATTCAACTTACACATTTGGCTCAACCACAATCCCACTTACTAATGCGCTTGTTAATACTCACACAACAGGCATTTCTATCTCAGCACTACCACCTGCCGTTAAAGAAGCAACCATCCTTGCTACAACCGCAATGCTAAAGGTTCGTGGCGATAACGCAATGGTTATGAGCATATCTACTAGCGCAGGACAAGCAGTACCCGGCGCAGACAAGATCGGTAGCGATATGGCACTAGCACAAGAATTGCTAATGCCTTACAGAAGGGTTAGATAATGGCAGTAGGTCGCAAAGAGGCTCGTTCTACTATTGCAACCTTTATTGCCCCACCAAAGGTAGATGGTATAAACCAAGTCTTTACATCATTTCCTAAGCGTATTAACTTTCAAGTAAATGCTTTACCGTCAGACAAAAACCGTTGCGCCGCAGTTATCTTTATTGAATCAGAGCGTGAGGAAAGAATAGCCGTAGGTGGCGCGCATAACGGATGGAAGCGTGTTGATTACTCAATAGCTATACAACTGTTTCATCACTCAATGGAAAACAACGCTGAGGATGCTATGGATAATTTTGATTATGTAATTGATAATCTTAAAAACCGCCTTCGCTCAGATCACCGATTTGGCGATAACTCAGGAACCCTAGTTTGGCAAGGCGCAGAACCTCGCATAGATACATCTTACGGCGAGCCTACTTCAAGCGATGGAACCGCCACAGAAACTTGGGCAACTATTCGTTTTGATATTACCCAAATGATTCAAGCCTAAGGAGAATAATGGCTAAATACACATACAACGGAAGCGATGAACGCGTATTCCCAACCATCGCAGTAACCGTTGAACCCGGAGATAGTTTTGATGCGCCTGATGATTTCAGCGCGCCCGATGTTTCAGCAACCGCCAAACCTACACCAAAGCAGGAGAGTGAATAATGTCCGTACAAAATACCCACCGCTCGTACCTCGGCATAGCCAAAGAAGCAACAAAGGGAACTGCCGTTACACCAACGGACTTTATCCCTGTTACTGCATCAAAGCTAAAGCCTGTTGATCTAATTGGCGAACTTTATGATGAGGGCTTGCGCGGTAGCCTTGTAAAGAACTACGCCTATATTCAAGGCCGTACCTACTCAACATTTGATTTTGGTGGCCCTGTATTTGCAGACACCTTCGGATACTCTCTTGCAGGTTTGCTTGGCGATGTAACTACAACAGGTTCATCAGCACCTTATACCCACGCAATCTCGCTAAAGAACGCCACAGGAACAGGCTCAGATGCTCAACCTGTTGCATACACTCTTACCGATTTTTATGCCGCAAATGTTCGCGCATACGCAGGTGTTCAAATCCACGATCTATCTTTAAAATTTACCGCAGATGGATTGCTTGATTACGATGCAAAGGGAACAGGTTACGCTTCGGCAACTGCCTCAACCCCAACCCCATCTTTCTCAACTGTATTGCCAATCCCTACTTGGATTGCAACTGTAACTATTGGTGGATCACAAATCTCCAACTCGGTTGAAGGCAATATAGATATGACTCGCCCAGTAACACCTATCTTTGGTATTTCTAACACTAAGAATCCTTACTCAGTATTTGTAGGTGCTTTAGAAGTTAAAGGTAAGATTCGCTTCGTAATGGAAGCTGATACCGAACTAACTCGATTCCTTACAAATACCCAACCTGCAATCACAATTAACTGGTCGCAAGGTTCAGGATCAACTGCAACTCAAGTTCAAGCAACCGTAACTAAGGGTGCTTATGTAGCGGCCATGATTGATCGCTCAAAAGATTTTGTAGAAGTTGAAATTGATCTAAACGCTCAAGGTAACACCACAGATGCAGGTGCAACCTCAGGCTACTCACCTATTAAATGGACACTACAGAACGCAAAGGCTTCGGGTACATACAACTAACCCGATAAGATGTCGGTAGGGGTGCCGCCTTCCCACCCCTACTGACCCTACATAGAGAAGGCGCGGATGGAAGGAAATCAATGCCTGAAACAAAAATTATCCTGCCTAAATCTAAGGCAGAAGTTACGCTACGCGATGCAACAGAGATGCGCCACAAAGACCGCAAGAAGGTTTGGGCATCTTTATCAGAACAAGATAACGCTCTAATCCAAAGCCTAGATATGACCGAAGGTTTAATCGCTTTCTTGGTTAAGGATTGGACACTTGATCTAATCTTGCCATCAATTCGCATATCATCTCTTGGCGAACTTGAAATTGCTGATTATGATGCGCTTGCTATTGAAGCCAACAAAGCCCAAGAAATCTTATTTCCTAATTTTGCAAAAACCCCTGAAAACGAATCGAATCCCGATAGCCCTTTAGACGAGTCCAACGGCTAAAGGAGTCGTTGGAAGGCCACGAACGGCATCCCGATTTAACTTATCCTGACGATGAGTTTCTTTATTACTTCTGCGCTAAAGAATTTGGTTGGACTATTCAAGAAACCGATGAGCAACCTGCCCCAATGATTGATTGGCTGGTTGCTATTCACAACGCCTTAGGGGAGGTTCAAAATGATAAAGAGTAATATCTTTGAAGTTATGAACTCAGTAACCAAGGCAACCGATAAATTAGATACAGGCGCGCGTATGGCGCGTGATGAAATGATGAACACTCTTACCCGATATGCCAAAGAGGAAATCAAAGGCAGACGGCAACCGGGAGAACGAGCTATTACTGGCGAGCCACCTATGAACCGCACAGGTAATTTACGCCGATCTATTAAGGGTGAAAGATACCGCGAGGGATTTGCTACCTATTCAGCCGTAGTTGGCCCAACAATCGTTTATGGTCGTTCGGTTGAAATGGGCGGTCAATACGCGCCTAAAACTTGGCTTAATGGGCAAAAGTTCCCATATATGAAACCTGCATTTGANAAATTTCAGAAAGTAGCAATGTCCATTATGCGTAAGCATCTAAGTCTAAGGGGGTANNAATGGCNGAGTTTTTTCCTCCCGTTATATTTGAAGTAAAGGCTAAGGCTACTGAGGCTATTGCTGAATTTGGCAAAGTAAATACTGAACTTGCAAAGATGGAAAAAAACGGCGTTCTTGCAGGTGGCGCGCTTGGCAAAATGGAAAAGGCTGGCAAACTTGCTGGTACTGCTTTTCTTGGATTAGCTGGAGCAGTTGGCGTATTTGCCGTTACATCTGTAAAACATTTAATGAGCGTTCAAGAGGCTCAAACTAAACTTGAAGTTGCTATTAAAAACACAGGCGTAAGTTTTGATGCGGCTAAACCGTATATTGATAAAGCCGATTCAGCAATGCAAGATTTGGGATTTAGCACCCAAGATACTTACGATGCTTTAGCAAAAATGACCGCCGCTTCGGGTAGTCCTAAACTTGCTTTAGATTCTTTATCAGCCACCGCAGATTTGGCTCGCGCAAAGAATATGTCGCTTGCCGATGCAGGAACTTTAGTTGCTCGCGCTTCTATTGGTCAAGCAAAAGGTTTAGGTGATCTTGGTATTGCTTTGGGTAAGACTTTACCTAAAGGTGCTAGTTTTGCTCAAGTATTAAAAGCCATTGAAGATCGCTATGGCGGCCTTGCTCAAAAAAGTAAAAAAGATTTAACAGTTCAATTAGAAGTATTAAAAGCAAAATTT